TTTAAGGTTGGATGCAAAATACTCATCAGTAAAACATCTCCATTTTCTAATTTTTCATCTTTTCTAAGTTCTCTAAAACCTGTTCGCCAAGCACAACTTTCAAACAATGGATTATGTAAAAACTCTTCGGGAGTTGTCGGCCTTTCCCAATCCTTGAGGGTAATATTTTTTTCTTCTCTATACCAATCTCTAACTAAACTCCAGCAATCAGTAACACCCCAAACCCATTGACGACCCAAGATCGGTGCTTTATATCCTGATGGTTCTAAATATCCCCATTGTTCTGTTTTTGGATTGACTATGTACCACGGAAGCCCACTATCTTCGCAACTAACTTTGTCTGCTTGACTAGGGATAGGTGGAGTAATCGGGTGACTATGAACTACAGCTACAATCTCACCTGTCTCATCTGCCTTTACATAATCTTCTGGATCTAAAATAAAGCACTGATGGTCTGTTATGGCAAGATTACGACAGGGATAATATCTTTCCTTGCCCTTTACATTCAGTAATAATCCAACAGCTTCTTTAGGATCTTGGTCTTTCGCATGAACCAATGCTTTATCTTTCCAACTCATTGAACAAACGTACCAATAGAAGGGAAAAGAGATCGAGTCGCTTGACGGCCTGGAATACGAACTCCTGCAAGATCCGTTGGTGCTGCAAGCTCAAACTCCACTACTTCTCTATTCTCTGTTGACTTTCTATCTATTGAGTATATTTCTTGAGGAAATTCTGCGTTTGGATCTGCTGTTGCATTTGTATTGTCAGCAAAGTTTACAGCATCAATAAATTTAGCTAATGTTCTAATTCTTGTAACAACTGCTCCCGTTAAATCGTTACCAGTTGTAGTTTCATTTACAGATAAAAGAATAGCAGAAATAATACCTGTTCCTGGAATAATTCCTGCATTACTTACTGTCATCTTTGGACGAGGCAGTTGTCCTTTTTGAAAGGCAAAACCTGTTACCTGTATAGGAAATCTTAAATAGGAATCACCCTTCCAGACTATTTCACCATTTGCATTGAGACTACTGCCAGCATGAAAACGGAAAATATCATTTGATCCATGTAATGATGTTGATAGCTGCAATGTGAATAGTTCAATAATTGCAGAAGGATTTATAGATTGTAGATTGCTGAATACTGCTGAATTAACTGACATTAGGATGTAGGTTCAAATACTTCTCTGAATGTAGCTTGAATAGTAGCTCTATTGTTATAAGGTATCGACTTACTCCAATTTTCGCAAACAAATTGTGATGAACTAGCTTCTCCTGGTGGTGTATAAGTAAAAGATTCTCTGTCTAATGCTCTTGCATCTAAGAAAGTTTCTATTGTGTCTGCATCTGTTTCTGATACTTCAAAAGTAAAACTAAATTCTTTTGGATTTTGATGCTGTGCTAAACCTAGCAAAATTCTATGTTCATAGCCATCAGCAAAACGAATGGTGCGTGTTAATGGTTTAGATCTTTTTCTTTGTCCGTATGTAGGTTTTATTGAAGGAAAAGTAGCCATTATGCAAGTAAACCTCCAGGACGTTTCTGCTGTATTAATTCAGATTGTACTGCAACTGATATGAGCCGACCAAGTTCTCTACTTTCTTTTTCATCTCCTTCAACAGAAGAACCAGAAGCATCTACATTTACTACTACAGTTGTTGAACCGCCAAGTGCATGGTTCGGGGTTACAAAACCAGAACTGGCTGGTGTAAACAATTCTGGTCCACGTTCTCCTACAAGTGAAGGCTTACCTCCTGGAATACGACCACCATTTGCTGCCACCATAATTGGAGATGGAGGTAATGGATTAGTTTTATTGTTTCCACCAAATATTGAACCAAGTCCACCAAGTATCGAACCAAATAATCCTCCACCTCCTAATGTACCCTGCATATTTCCAAACAATGCCATGTTAAATGCTGCATCTATTAGTTTATTCAATACATTGTTAAGCATATCGTTCAATGTTGAAGTTCCACGAATCATGCCTTGTATTCCATCTGCTATGTCTGTAGCTATTGCCTGAGACATTCTTTCAAATGCTGCTGCTGTCTCCTCTGCTAATTTTTTTTCTTCGGTTAAAGTTTGTATTCTTTGTAGCTTTCTTCTTAATGCATCTTCATCTTTTATTTCTCCCTCTTCCTTCATCTCAGCAATTTGTTTTTCTATTTCAAATTCCTCAGAGGTCATAGTGAAACTACGTTCCAGCATTTCTATTTCTTTGTCTAAATTTTTAACCCTAGCTTTTTGTATTGATTCGATCATTGCTTCGGCCTCGGCCTCAGTATCTTTTAAATTAATTTTTTTCTGTAAAGCTGCCATTTCATCTTCTATTAACTTTTTAGCTTCGTTTGCATCAATAATATTAGCAACACCGAAAACTCCTCTACCCTTATCTCTACCTATAAATTCCAACATCGCATCAGCATCTTCTTTCTTCATTCCTGCTCCTCTAACCTTAAACCTGTCTCTAAGTTCCATTAATTCTCTTATTCTTTTACCTTCTACTGTGTCTAAAGTGCTACCAGAAGCCTCCGCTTGACCTATTAAAGCAGACCTCTCAACAGTACTAGCAATAAGTTTTAAAATACCAGAATTTTGTATGAAGTTAGCCATTGAGTTCTTCATCAATGTCATTATTCTTGTAAAGTTGTTTCCTAAATCTGTCATCTCCTGTCCAAATTTAGTCATATTATCTACACCACCTTGTCCGATTAGATTTATCATTTTTTGTCTTGCTAACTCAAAGGCTGCCTCTTCATCTCCTAATTTTGTGAGTAATGCAATTTGTTTTTCAAATTCAGTTCCAGTTACTCCTAATGCTGCTGTAAGTGCCTCTACATTTTTAGTCGCTGGATCGAGTGCCTGACCTAATTTTGCTGCTTCTATACCTAGTTGTTGTATTGGTGCTGCAACGGCGGTAGCTGCTAAACCTCCTGCAAAACCTCCCATCTGACCAAAGGCTAAACCGCCTAGTCCACCACCCAATGCACCAGCAGCACCGATTAGTGGTCCTTGTCCAAATAACAGTGGAAATGCACCAGAAATAACTGCACTAGTACCAGCACCAGCAAGACGACTTCCAAAACCCTGCCCTGTTCTTGCTCCACCAGTTGATCCTCCTAAACGAGGACCAGGAAGTAATGTACCCTGATTCGTAAAGTTAAGGGGAGAACTTGCACCCATTGGTTTTGTATTACCGATTCCAGCCCTAACTGATCTAGTTTGCTTTTCTACAGCAGCAGCAGTCTGTTTTTCTACTTTTAATTGTTGCCTGTCTACTTGTAATTGTCTTTGTTTAGCTCTTAAATTTCTGTTTTCTATCTGTAATCGTTTTGATGCTAAATCAATCTTGTGTTTTTCATTACGCAATACTGTTTTACTTGCTCTTCCACCTTGAGCTAATTTATTTAATTTTGATATACGCTTCTCAAGATTATTTAGCTGCTTATTAACAGTCCTGGTATTCAGTTTTATATTAACTTCGTAATTAGATGCCACTAATCTCGATAAAACATTACATTTAGTTTAGCGTACCTTACGATATTGAGCTTTCTTTTTCATATCTTCATACGCTTTTTCTTCTCTTTCATTTTTCAATCTAAAATATGCGTTCCAGGCATAGAGTTCCTCTATAGTCATGTTCTTTTGTAAATGACCTAAAGTAATCCCTAAAGTTTCTGCAACAAAGAATTGTAAGTATAAATAATTGTCCTTATCAAGTTGTGCTTTTTACGGCATCGGGAGTTGCCTCCTCGCTCACTTCCTGCATTTTTGTCATAAGTTCCAAGAGTACAGCTAATGGTATCTCTCTTCTTAGACTTGCCTTATCTGCTTCAACAAATAGTTTTTTTCCATCTTGATCTTCAGCTTTATTAATTATTACTTGGAGAGCAAAGTCTAAATTACCCTCTTCCTGTCCTTTGTTGGCTCTCATTAGAGTAGCATTTATGGAGTCTCTATCTGCAATAGTTAAAGGTGTCCAATAGACCTTTAAAACTAACTCTCCATTTTTATAAATAGGGTAACTACTCTTTTCATTTATGCTAAATGCTTTTTTTAGCTTGTCGATTGCTCTATCTGTTGGCATACAAAATAAATTAGTATATTCATCTACTATACTACTACTTTATTACCTAAAGCCAACCTTTTTAAACGCTAACGCTATATCTTTGTTGATAAGACCACCTTTCGTATAGATATTGTACCAATTTGGTCCTCCCGTAGATGTTAAATTAAAATCTCTACCATGTTCCGCATAAGTAACAGGCTCTCCCTTTAAATTAGGTCTTGTTTGTCCTGGTGCGTTAATAGCAAAACCAGCATATTTAGCTCTGTTGCCAACAAATAAATCTTGATTCAATGTTACATTCGGTACTCTAGGATTTTTTATCTGCCTGGCTGTTGGATCGGGTATTAAATAACTTGGAAAATCTGGTTTTCTTTTCTTGGTTGCCTGGACAGGACTTTTTGATACTATCCAATTTTCTCCAAATGTTCCTGTCCACCACGGACCTTTTTCAATTAAAGAACGGGCTACTGTTTTTGCAACCTCTTTTCTTCCCTTAGTTATTGCCTTTCCTAAGTCTTTAGTAAAATGCTTTTTAAAATCTTTAGGCATTAGCAGTAAAGTCACAGCTTACAACAGATAGGTAGTGACTATCTTCTTCGACATTTACAGAAGTTGGTCCTTCTATTTGTAATACTCTTGGACTTACAGAAAATGTATCTGAGTATCCAGGAGCGTTTACTGAAGTCAAACCAGTAATAACTGATTCAGCTATAGCAGATGCAACAGCACTTCCCTTATGTGGTGGTGTCATAATTCCACATCTTATAGATCCAGAATAGTAACTTACTGCTGCTCCCTGAGTCTGAGTTGTAGATTGACCAAAATCTAAACTTACCATCACATATTTTTTGTTTTTACCTGGAGTGGTAAACGGCATATTATCGAATATGACTGTTACTGTATTGTCGGCATTTGTTACGGCTGTCTTTATTGCTGTTTCAAATGCTGCTCGTGCGTTTACTAAAGTCATTAGAAAATAACATCAATACGGAATAAATATTCTTGACCGCCTTTTACAGTAAGAACATTTGTGATTTTAGCTGATCTGGTAGATCCAGAAAATGTCAGTGTTATTTCATCTTGTAATAAAGGCTGACTGTCTCCTATCAAATCTGGTGTTACATATAGTCTTGCTACATTTTCCTGGAATCCAGTTTCCTCTGATGATCTGACAAATTCAATCGGTACTTTTATACTGTAGCTGACATCGGTTGTAGATATTGCACCAGTTGAAGTGTTGTAGACAGGAGATGTTTTTCTTGTATAAGTAATACTGGTATCTAAAGAATCGCCTAAATCAGCTATAACCTGTTTGGCTATATTCTTTAGTGCTGTGTCTAGTTGTCCTGCCATTATCCTCTAACCGCC